TGGGAAGACGGAACGCATGGTGTTCTGGAAGTTGCCGTAGTTGCCTCTTCCTTGAAGCACCAGAGGTGTGTTGTAGTTTCCCCTCCCGGTGATACGGCGCCGGGAGGGGGCACCACCAGCTGAGAGTCCAGCTAGGGAGCCGCAGTGGTTCTTCCAGCGGCGGTCTTTTTCGGCCGCTGAGAGTCCACGAAGTTTTGGTCGCGCGAGGAATTGTGCTTTCGTCTGGTATTCCATGTTGCGAGCGTTGTAGCGATGTTGATTGGTATAACTTGTTCACATACCCACCATTCAGGGGTTACCGTGATGGGGTTACATTGACTAATGTGGTATCGGGTCAGTAAGTACCGAGAATTACCTTGCTCCTAAGAGTAGTCTAACTTCCAAATTTGATGCTTAAACCAGAGCCGTTCCTGACCTACCAGACTCTGGATTGGTAGGGGCGGAAGCGGCTTGAGAAGTCACAATGGGTGGCTTGACAGGTTTCTTCTTAGCACTGGGTAGCCGAGAGGGAGGACCTTTCTTCTTGGCATGTACTAAGGCACGCGGAGCAGTTTTAGCGGTGGTGGGCTTTTTACTCGAGCGTGGTACAGACTCCGACTTGAAGATAACGGCATGGCGGGAGGTGATGATTCGACCTTTCTGGGTCGGCCTATTCAGAAGGGTATCTGAACATTGGCTTGCCATAGAGTGGATTTTCCTGCCAGGGACGGGTCGTTCAAGTCTGAGCTGTATCGGTTCTGCACAAGGAACGATGGGGCACAGTGTCGTAACGCTGGATGATGGAGTGATCATCCCAATCGAAGAAGTCCCCTTTCGCGAGGGCGTAGGTGACTTGACGATAACGGAACAAGGACTGGCTACCGAATCTGGTGTAGCAACAGCTGGGGTGGGTGAGATGGATAATGGGGTTGGGGGTCCCACAGGCACGGCAACAGGGATTGCCTGAATATCTGTGGGTGCATCAATTTGGGGTTTTTCTCCGCATGACACTGGGGCAGCGTCACAGTCAGGTGGAAAGTACGTATACGTAGAGTTGACACCGAAGCCTCCGAAGTTGACAACTTTGGCGTAGTGGTCGAGATCGTAGACAGGGCGGAGTTCTGCAATCCTTGGTAAAGAGTGCATAAATTTTGGTAGTTCGCTGATCTGAGAGCAGAGGAGCACGCTATCCGACCAGTGTTTGAGCAGTTGCAAATCAGAAATAGGACACTCTCGGGCGAACCGGAGAAACATCTTGTCTTCAAGGAACTTTTCGTACACTGGGGGCTTCTGGATGGCTGACAGGAACCGTGTGGTCACTGACTGGTCGGCAACGCATGACATGTACGCTTGGTAATTCACTGTTCGGCTCAAGTCACTATCTCCCTGCAAAGCCTGGTAGACCCGGACAAGCTCAGCCTTGCGGTCTGAGGTATTGAGGTGGATCTTGCCAAGCGCAAGCACGAAGGGAGTGACGAGAGGGGTCCTGCTGTGGATTGAGAAAGTGCACAAACATTTCTGAAGGATCACTTCAGAGTTGTTGACCTCGATAGGTCGTATTGTGGTCGGAAAACGAGACAACCATCTTAGAAGATTGGGGTAGCTCTGTGGGTTACCTACACCAAGGCCGACGAAGTCTTGAGCCAGGAACTCAATGACTCCGTCGGGCGTGACGGAGATGTCCAGAGACAGTCCCAACATGGTCGCTGCTTCGACACTAGCTTTGTGAGATCCCCAACACATTGCACAATCGTCTCCGAGTATGCGTGCGCCCTGATCTAGGTGGACTAGGCAGTCGTCCCAGGAAAGGGTAGGGAATCTCAAAGTGTTAGCGAGGAAGTTTGCAAACATGTTGAGAATGGTGTTCATTACAGAAGTCAGCGGAGTACCACTGGCAAGAACATACTTGATCAAGGACTTCACCGACGTTCCGAGACCGCGTGCAGCGAAACGAAGGCGGGCATCTTGTTCAAGTAGCTCGTGGAGGTCAGCTAGTTCACACTCTGCGAACCAGGTAGACCAAATTTTTGAAATCACCCTACGGGTAAGCTCATTGTGACAGGCATCAAAGCGGGAG